CGTTAGCTATGCTTTCGTGGGTTCGAATCCCTCTCTTCCCACCATATGGCCTTTTACTTGGTAGGCCTTAAATAACCACGGAATTTAGACATACGGTCGTTAAACGGAGGAAAGGAAATTATTATGGCAGAAGAATTACAAGTAAATGAGCAAACAGATGATGTTAATCAAGATGTAGACCAAGGGCAGGAAGAAGTAAAGACCTTTAATCAAGATGAGGTCAACAGAATGATAGCTGAAAGAGTGGCTAGGGAAAAGAAAAACCATGAAAAAGAGATAGAGCAAGCGATTGAAGATACTAAAAAAGAGGCTAAGAGACTTTCTGAATTGTCTAAAGAAGAAAGAGATAGCGAAGAGCATGACAAATTAAAGCAAGAGCTTGCAGAATCTAAGGCTAGACTAGCCCGTATGGAGCTAGAGAGCGATACAATTGAAAATCTTAAAGAAGAAGACTTACCGATTGAGTTTAAGTCTTTTTTAATTGGTGAAAATGCTGAATCGACTCTAGAAAATATCAATTTGTTTAAACCTTTATTCTTGGATGCAGTTCAAGCCGAGGTTGAAAAAAGGCTTAAGGGTCGTACACCTAAGGGCTCTAATACTTTGACTGCCAAGGTTGATATGAGAAATAGTCAGACAAAAATGGCTGATTATGCATCAAAGCAAAGAATTATTTGAGAAAGGATTTTAAATGCCAGAATTAAACACAAAAGCAACATTTAATCCAGATAATGTTTTATTATCTGACAAGAAAACAGGTAATGTTCCAGAGAAACAAGGAGATCTTGTAATTAAACAGGTGGTAGATGACTCACTTGTTACTAAGCTTGCTAAATATGAAGAAATGGACTCTCTAAGAAAGAAGTTTACTTATCTAGCTGAAGGACCTGGAGCTTACTGGGTGTCTGAAGGTGAAAAGATTCAAACTTCTAAGGCTAAATGGTTATCAGTGGATATGGAAGCCCACAAATTAGCTGTTATTATTCCAGTGTCTAATGAGTTTTTAAACTTCACAGTTACTGATTTCTTTAACCAAATGAAACCTAAGATTGCTGAGGCTTTTCAAGCTACATTTGATAAGTCTGTCTTATTTGGTGGGGAAGATTCACCATTTCCAAAAGGATTATCAGTACTTGAAAGAGCGACAACTGAGGGCAATATTATCACTCAATCTGATAGTCCATATAGCGATATCAATGACCTAATGGCACTAATAGAAGATGCGGACCTTGAGCCTCAAGCTATAGCGACTACTAGAAGCTACAACAAAGACCTAAGAGGTGCTCTTGATGAAAGAAAGCTACCTATTTTCAATGGCCCTAGAGATGGCGTAACTGCTGAAGTTTTAGGTCTACCAATAGTTTATGGAAATAAAAAGGCCTGGGATAAGGAAAAGGCTGTGGCTATTACTGGTGACTTTGATAACTTGTTCTATGGCATACCTCAAGGAATTGAGTACAAAATCCTAGAAGAAGCTACACTTTCAACTATTGTAGGAGAAGATGGAGCACCTATTAACCTTGCTGAAAGGGATATGGTGGGTTTAAGAGCTACCATGTATGTGGCATTCTTGACAGTTAAGCCAGATGCTTTTGCAGTGCTTAAGCCTAAGACTGCTAATCCAAAGCCAGAACAATAAGGGGGATTTGATGAAAGCTAGAAATACAGATGGAGACATTGTTGAAGTTACTAAGAAGGCTTACTCGACTCTTTATAGGTATAAGGGTTGGACTCTTGTAAAAGATGAAGAAGGAAAAGCAATCGAGTCTGTGCCAGAGGCTAAAGCGACTCCTAAAGAAGTAGAGAATGAATACGTAGACTTATCTAAGCTAAAAAAGGCTGAACTACAAGAACTTGCTAGTGAAAAAGGCCTTGATTTTAAGGCTGATGATACTAAAGAGGATTTAATTAATCTGCTTAATGCTTAGGAGGTGGCTATATGGATAGTTTGACTCCAGATTATAGGTGGGAGCGTGATTTGGATAATGAAATCACTAACCTTGAAGAGGCTGAGAAAAATATCAAAGATGAGTTTGAAAAGCTGAGACCTCTCTACATGAACTGGATAGAAGATTACTGCAATGTAACCTTTGATGAGGCTAGCTTGCCAGGTCCTGTATCCCTTGCCCTTGATGAATTGGTTAAGACAGATCCTAAGTCTTATAGTGTAGCAACAGAAAAATTATCTGATATGTCTATAACTTATGGGTCAGGTACTAGTTCTGGTGGGGGTGCTGGGGGTGCAATACCTGCCTATATCCTAGCTTGGCTAGAGCCTTATAGGCGTGTCAATTTACTAGATAAAAAGAAACGTCCTTACTATGACGGTAGATGATAAAAATAAAGTTCCGGAAATCTTAGCTAATTTAAGAGAGCTTGAGTCATATCAAGTATTAGTTGGCATACTGTCTAAATCGGGTGGGGAAATGCTGATGATTGCTAATGTACATGAGTTTGGCTGTAGTATCCCTGTTACTGATAAGATGAGGGGGTTTTTGGCCTATAACTACAATGTACATCTTAAAAGAGATACTAAGGTAATTAAGATCCCTGAAAGGTCTTTTGTTAGAACATCTTATGATAATAAATCTGATATGATTTATAAAAAAGGTGAAGATTTGGTTGCAGAAGTAGTAAAGGGAAATATATCAGCTAGAGCTTTTTATGAGCTTTTAGGTCAAACCTGTGCCGATACTATAAGGGATTATATGATAAATGAGGTCAATAGCCCTGCTAATAGTGAGTTAACAATAGCAAACAAAGGCTCTAGCAATCCACTTGTAGATAGTGGACACTTGGCAGCGGCTGTAACTTATGAGATAAGGGGTAGATAATGGGACTATTTAACTTTAAAGTCTTAGTTAGCAAGTATCAAACTGGCAGGGTGCTGGCGATGATTAGAGAGCCAGATACCTATGATGAGAAGACTGGATTGCCAATCGAAGGTAAAAATACATTTATACAATTAGGCAAGTTTGCTATAGTTCCTTTGTCTAATACTGACCTTGCAAATGATGAGGGCGGTATGTACTCAAGAGATGATCGCAAGTTATATACTTATCAATACTTGCCAAAGGGGGCTTATATTTGCAACTGGCAGAAAAACGGTACTAGAAAATACTATAGGATAATGGAGCTTAAAGACTACTCGGATTTCGATGAGGGTCTTTTTATTTACACTCTTAAAAGGAGTGATAGAAATGATAATGACAATTAGAGAAGTAATTGTTAGTGGATTAAAGGGATACACGGGGCTGCAAACTATTGATACTGATAGCAATTATAGGAGACCTGTATATCCTTTTTACAGTTTTAAATTTACAACTCTACTACAAAAGGATAGGGGACAAGGAAACTACCTTTATGATTTTCCAGAAAGTCTAGATTCTAATTTTAAATATGATTATAGGGAAACATATCAGCATCAACCTAATTATGTTATAAGTTTTAATGCTTACTCTGATAACCTTATAGAGTGTCAAGAGTCAATACAAAAGGCTTGGGATTGGTTTAGGCATGCAGGCTATCAAGATTTTAAAGATAAAAACTTTGTTGTAGTTGATGTAGAAAATATATCTGACAGGTCTATTTTTAAGGATGTATCCTTTGAATACAGATATGGCTTTGATGTACGTATCAGATACCTACACGAAGTAGAGCGAAGAACTGAAAACATTGAAACATACAAGATAAATAAAGGAAAGGAATATTAAGATATGGCTAAATTGGATTTTCCTGTTAATATCCAAAGAAAAACCGTTGCTGTATCCGAAAGAGGATTTGGCACTATTTTAGTTGTTGATAATGCAAAGGATATTGACTACACATTAGTTGATTACAACTATGTTAATGATTTAGAGCCTGATAGCAAATTATTTAAGCTATTAAATAGACTATTTGCACAAAAACCACAGCCTCAAGAGGTTGCAGTATATGGTAAAGCTAATGGATCTATGGCTGATGGAGTAAGAGAGCTTTTAAGCTCTGGTAGAACGGATTGGTTTTGGTTAACTACTACTGATAATAGCTTGGAAACTGTAAAGGCTTTATCAGAAATAGCGCAAACTAATAGCAAACTTTATGCTGTAACAATTAATGAATATAACGACTGTGAAGCTTTATTTGAAGAAGTTTATGAAAATACATTTGTAGATTACCATGATGATAAAGACGCATATTCTGCGGAGGCTACAGCTGTTATTATGTCTTATAACGTAGGTGGGAAAACTGCTAAGTTTAAAGAGGTACAGGGTGTTAAGCGAGCTAATGTATCAGATACTCAAATAGCTGACTTGCACAAAAGTGGAATTAACACTTATGTAGAAAAATTAGGGGTATTGCAACGTTCGGAAGGACTTGTTTTATCTGGGGAATACCTTGATATTGTGCTTGCTGAATACTGGATAAGATTCCGTATGGAAGAACGTGTGCTTAGAGCATCTTTTGTAAATGATAAGATACCTTATACAAACGTAGGTATTGGAATTTTAGTAGGAGAGGTAAGAGGGACACTTGAAGAAGCAATTACTCAAGGAATTGTAATCCCTGGTCAAATAAGGGTGGATTATAGACGCCGTGAAGATGTACCTAGCAATGAAGTTGCTTTAAGAAAATATGATTATATTGTATGGACTGTACAGCTAGCTGGAGCTATCCACCAAGGACAAATATCAGGCGTTTTAACTTATGATATTGTGAACGAAATTGAAGGAAGAGTAGGTAACAGACAATGACAGAAAGAAATATCTATACTTATGATGCAAGGGATGTAACTATTACTGTTAACGGTCAATATATGACTGGATTTGCAGAGGATGCAAAAGTATCGATTGAAAAAAATGAGGATAACATTTTGCCGAAGGTTGGTGTTGATGGAATAGTTCATTATGGGATAAATGCAGATGGTACTGCCACTTGTACAATGACTTTTATGAATACAAGCCCATCACTTCAAACTTTAAGACAGCTAGCAAAAGAAAGACAGCCATTTACTATGGCTATAACAGATATGAATGACAATGCAGAGTCTTATGCATTAAATGATTGCATGATTGTAAAGAGTATGGATGATGCAAAAGGTTTTAAAGAGCCTGATGAAGTAGAAGTAGAGGTATTTATACCATACTTTGAAGATTTAAGAGCTAGATAAAGGAGAATGAATGATGTCAGAATCTAAGAAATTTGAACAAAAAAATATAGCTGTTGGTGATACTGAGTATGTATTACAAAAACTACCTACTAGAAAAGCCTTAGAAATCAAACAAAAATGGCTTGATGCTAACGGACAAATAATAGAACTTAATTTGTATGATGAAGTGCTTGAGCATATTGTTGTTAATCCTAAATGTAGAGTTGATGATTTTGATGATATATCAGAGTTACAAGAGTTAGGTGCTGAAGCACTAAACTTTCAATTTGGAGGAAAGTACACAAAAAACAATTAAAGAGCAGGGTTAAGGAAAGTTACTTAGATTTCTGGCGTCCTGCTCTTTTTTTAATGCGCCAAGGCTATTTATCTTACTCTGAGGCTATGGAATTGACTGATATTGAACTATCTGAGCTATCCATAGCTGCAGAGATGGTAGAAAAAGAAATAGCTGATGAAATCAATAGACAAATGAAGAAAGGTAGGTGAGTTTATTGGCAGAAAGAGAACTTACCTGGAAATTGAATACTGATACTGGAAAAGCAACTAGTGATATACAAAATGTAGATAAAGAGCTTGATAAAGTTAAATCCAGCATGGAGGATATTGATAAAAAAAGCGGCTTATTCTCCAAGTTTGGTGGAGCTTTAAAGTCTGCCGGGACAAATGTAAAAGGGTTTGGAAGTAATATTCAAAGCATTGGAGGTAACATTGCTAAGTCTGGTGCTAAAATGACTGCTCTTACAGCCCCTTTAACTTTGGGACTTAAAAAAGGTGTAGAGGGAGCTTTAGAGCTTGACACTGCTATAAGGCAGGTTACAACATTAGCTGATAAAGATGTATTGCCTGTTGGGAAAATAGAGCAGGAAGTAAAGCGTATATCTAATGCTACCGGGATTGCTCAAACAGAAATATCTGAGTCTATGTATTCGGCTCTATCTGCTGGGGTTGATAGTTCTAATGTAGTTGATTTTGTAAATAAAGGGGTAAAGCTAACAAAAGCTGGCTTTACTGATATGCCGACAGTTATAGATGCTACAACTACTGCTCTTAACGCTTATGGACAATCAGGAGCTGAAGCAATCTCGCATATACAAGATGTATTTGTCAAGACACAAGATCTTGGTAAAATTACGGTTGATGAACTTGGTAAAAATATAGGTAGAGTTGTACCGTTTGCATCTGCTGCTGGAGTATCTATTGATCAATTAGGTGCAGGATATTCAATACTTACAGCAAAAGGACAAAATGCAGCTATAGCAACAACAAACTTATCCGCACTTATATCTGAACTTAATACAACTGGCTCTACTGCTGATAAAGCGTTAAGGAAATCAATGGGGCAATCCTTTAAAGAGATGATGAATGATGGAAAATCACTTGGTGATGTGCTTCAATCTTTAGATGGTGTTGCTAAAGAGCAAGGACTACAACTTGGAGATATGTTTGGCAATAAGATGGCGACATCTGCTGCAAATACACTGCTAGCTGATGGTCCTGATCAGTTTAATAATGCTTTAGATACTATGCAAAATAGTAGTGGAGCTGTAGATAAAAATTACAAAAAGATGCAGGGTCCTGAAGAAAGATTACAGATTGCCCAAAATAAACTAAAGAACTCTTTTATAGAAATGGGTGGAGCATTAGAACCTGTTATAGAACAAATAGCCGGAGGAATACAAAAATTAGCTGATAAGTTTAATGGATTGAGTGATGAAGCAAAAGGAAAAATAGCAAGAATTGCAGGAGTGATAGCTATAGCCGGACCTATAATTACTGCTATAGGTACTACTCTAATGGTAGTAGGTGGTGCAATCAAGATGATTGGAGGAGCTATTGCTTTACTTGCGTCCCCTATAGGACTTGTAGTAGCAGGTATTGCAGCTGTAATTGCTATAGGCTATATTCTATATCAAAACTGGGATATGATAAAACAAAAAGCCATTGAAGTTTGGGATGGTATAAAGTTGAAAGTAAGCGAGTCAGTTGAAGCCATGAAGCTTAAGTTTGACGAGTTTAAATCTGCGATATCTGAAAAATTTGAAGGCATCAAGGCTTCTGTGTCTGCAAAGTTTGAGGGAATGAAATTAAGTGCATCTAATGCTGCAAATAGTATGAAATCTCACTTTGCATCTTTTGCTGATAGCATAAACGGAAGACTTGGCGGCGCAATAGAATCTGCTAAAGGAAAGTTTAACTCTTTAAAAGGTACTGCTACAAATGCTATAAATGCAATAAAAGGTGCATGGGAAAGATTGAGATCCGCTTTGTCTAAACCTATTAATGCAGTTGTGAACATAGCTAAAGGTGCAGCAGGTGCAATAAAAAGTAAGTTACCTGGTCATGCTGATGGTTTATATCGTGTACCTTATGATGAATACCCTGCTATGCTTCACAAAGATGAGATGGTTGTTACTGCTCAAGGCTCTAGTCAACTAAGGGCTATGGGGGCAAATGAAAATGGTTTTTCAACTCCTCCAACAAGCTCTATGATGGGAGATTTAAGGCCGAGTGTGACTAATAATGAGTCTAGCACCTCAAATAATAGTAGTTTTAGTCCAGTACTTAACATCACGATGAATAGCGCTGGAGATGCCAAAACTGATGCAAATATTATTGCAGATGTTGTAAAAGAGGAACTAATGCAGTTATTTATGACTGCCAACTTACAAAGGGGGTAGGATGTGGATCAACCAAAAGAGATAACAAAGATTAAGCTTGGTACAGTCCTACTCGACTGTACTACGGCGGAAGAAGTGTCTAAGACTGCTGATGTGACTGATAGACCAGTTGAAAAAGGCGAAGATATATCTGACCATATGAAAACTAAGCCTTATAGTGTAAGGCTATCTGGAACTATGGTTAACGATCCAGAAGGTAAAATATATACTTTGGAAAATATGATGAGTGATGCAGAGCTTTTAGAGTATATAGGTAAAAGAAAATTAAGAAATATAGTTATAACATCTTTTAGTACTAAGCAAAATAAGCAGATATCTAATGGTTATGACTGGGATATATCTTTGCAGTCTGTTAGAATTGCTAAACCCCAGACTTTAGAGCAAAAGGTGAAAAATCCTCAAACTAAAAAGACTGACAAAAGGGTAGAAACAAAGGTTAAGCAGGTAACAAACGCTGGTAGAAAGCAGATGCAAAATACTTCGGAACATAACAAGAATTATACAAATCAGAAGTCATATAGTGGTAAAGTTAGGTCTCAAAAAGCCCAGAATAAATCATATAATACACAAAAGAGATCTAATACTACAATAAAAAGTTATGGAGGGCAAAAACCTATAAGTGTAGACGCAACTAATCCAGTAAAGGCAAGAAATAAAATGTTATCAACTCTAACAAAAGGAACTGCAATTAGAGCTGCTGATATGACTATAAATGAGAAGTCTAGGATACTTAATCAAACAGAGCATAACACTCAAGGTATAGGTGGTGGAAGATGAATTATATAGAAATTGAAAAAGATAGAATTCCTTATGAGTTTGAAATGGAATTTAACGGGAAGATATACCAGTTTGAAATTCTATACAATACATATGGAGATTATTTTACAATTAATCTTTACCATAATCACAAACCAGTAATAATTGGCGAAAAAATAGTTCTGCACCAGCCTTTATTTGATGGACTTGAGCATTTAGATATACCTATGACTATTGTAATACCTTATGATACAACTGATGAGGCTCTAAGGATTACATATGAAAATTTAAACGAGGATGTGTTTTTGTATGTATTGGATTAGACAAATTGAAGTTAAAGCTGGAGGAAAACTTTTTGAATCTATAGGAGATAATGCACTAGATATAGAGTTTGATATACCTTTTAGCGATAAAAATGAACCTGATGTATCAACTATAAGCATTTATAATCTATCTGAAGACAGCGTCAACTCAATAGAAAAGCAGGGCAATATATCAGTTTCTGCTGGATATAGAGATATGCATAACGTTGCTGAAATATTGTCCGGACAAATTGAATCCATCAAAACTGAGTGGAAAAGCCTTGATAAGGTTACTACTATAACTATATCTGATGGTGCTAAGGCTTGGCGTAAGAAAGAGTTTAGCAAGACTTATAAAAACAATACTAAGGCTAGCTCTATCATGAGTGACCTATGTAACGCACTAGGTTATCCTATAAGCGAATTAAAACCTAAAAAGGATATAACGTATCCATTAGGTAAAACAATTACTGGCGTTGCCTCTAAGAGCCTTATACAACTAGCAAAAGACACTGAGTCAAAGATGTTTATCAACAAGGGAAGGATAGTGATAAGACCAGAAAAAGAAGGTTATAAAAGTGGGATACTACTTAATGCTGACAGTGGTTTACTTGATACTCCAACACTTAATGAAAACAACACTGGAGATCAAATAGATAGCGCTGAGGGTGGTAAATCGGATCCACCTCAAAAATCACGGACTGTTAAGTGTTTGCTTAATCCTCAGATTGAAACGGATATGGTTATAAATATTGAGTCACGATCAATAAATGGAGCTTTTAGAGTTAAGTCTGGAAAGCACTCTAAGGACTTTGTAACAGAGTTGGAGGTGGTAGAAGCTTGAATGATTTACTAAATCAAAAAAAGGATACTAATGCTGCTTTTAATAAATTTATGGATAAGTTTAGCAAGAGTATGTCAGAATCAACACTTGTAGCACGCGTAGGAAAGGTCAAAAAATTTGATCCGGAGAATATGTCATGCGAAGTAATTCCATTACCTAGTGGAGATAATAGTCTTATAATTAATGTGCCAGTGGCTGGAATTAGAAGTAAGGACTTTGTTGCTTACTATCCTTTACAACCTAATGACTATGTAGTTTTACTTTTTATGGATGGAGATATAGACCAGATACTACTTGGTCAAGATAAGGCGGATACTAAGCGTGGGCATGATGTATCTGATTGCGTAGCTATTGGTGGGATAAGTCTTATAAAAGATAACTTAACGATAGAAGATGATGCTAGTTTAAGTATACAAACTATGGATAAACAATCAAGTATTGTGTTAACTAAGACTGGAGATATTAATATAAAGGCTAACAAGCTTAATTTAAAATCAAAATCTACTATAAAGGCTGATGCTAAACAAATAAGTTTAAATAGTCCTGATTTATCAATAACTGGAAAGGCTACTTATAATGGTCGTGAAATAGCCCGTAGAGGAGACCCGACAACAAATGGAGCTAGTATAGCATGATTTATTATGATACTTTTAAGATGACTAATGGAGATATAGACATAATTGAGAATGACCTTTTACTAGTTAGTGGTCAAGAAGAGATGCGACAGAATGCAGAAAATAGGCTATCCGTAAACAAGAGTGAATGGTTTTTAAACCTTGACCTTGGACTATCTTATAAGGATATAACTGGTAAGGGCATAAGCAATGCTGATATAGAATATTGGATACGTGAGTGTATTTTACAAGATGAAAGAATAAAAGAAGTAAGGAAAGTGATTATTGATAGAAATCCAGCATTAAGAACGGCTGATATTGATGTGACTATAATTGATCCTTACGAGCAAGAGCTAATGCTATCGGGGGTGATAGATATTGGATAATTTAGAATTATATGAAGACTATGGATCTATAACGGAATTTAAAGATGATGGTTATGGAGTTACCCAGTATGGTTTTAGAAGAAAGTTATATAATGAGTGTTTATCCGAGAGAATAACACGTGCAAGAGAGGTTTTTGGAGTAAAAATTGATACTTCCGAGACCTCTTTTTTAGGCAAATTAATACGTAATGCTGCGTGGGATGAGGCTTATATGTGGGAGATTGCAGAGTCTGTGTATATGAGTCCTTTTGTAAACTATGCAGAGGGTACAGGGCTTGATGCAGTAGGTCAATATCTAACAATTACACGTAGACCAGCAGCAAAAAGTAAAGGGGTTATAACTGTCTATGGTACAAAAGACACCTTAGTACCAGTAGGGTTTAGAGTTACAACTCCGAGTGGAATTGAATTTTCAACTACTGAATTTGCATATATAGGAAATGATGGGAAAGTCGATATTCCAATAGAGTCTATAATTGCTGGAAATAATACTAACGCACAAGCTGAAGAAATTAATCAAATAGTTAATCCGACCTTTGGTATAGATAGTGTTATGAATGCAATGTATACAGAGGGTGGCATGGATGTAGAAACTGATGAAGAGTTTAGACTAAGATATAAAAAGTCTTACTCTAGAGTTGGTGGCTCTACAGTGCCAGCTATGACTGCAGCCTTACTAGATATAGATGATGTTGTTGACTGTGAAGTAAGAGAAAATGTGACAATGGAAGAAGTTGACGGAATACCTCATAAGTCTGTAGCTTGTTTTGTATTTGGTGGGTCAGATGGGGATATAACCAATACTATATACAACAATAAACCTGCTGGAATTGAGGCTTTTGGAGATACTTATAAGTATATAGAAGACAAGAAAGGTATTAAGCATAAGATAGGTTTTACACGAGCTAAAGAAGTAAAAATTAAAGTGAATATAAGCTTAACAAAGACCGATGATTATCCAGGCGATAATGTAATAAAGAGAGCTGTACTTGGATATATAGGTGGAGTTGATGACGAAAATGTTGAATATACAGGGCTTAAGCTTGGAGAAGATGTAGTATATAATAAGTTAATTGCTAAGGTTTTGTGTCCTGGTGGTGTTGCGGATGCTAAAGTTAGTATTGGGGCAAGTCCTGATTTTAACATGGTTAAAGAGACAATAACGCTAGATAAAAACTCTATAGCAGTTACAAGCTTTGATCAGATAAGGATTGATTATGAGTAGACCTTTATACTTCAGGGCTTTTGACAGGCTACCAGAAAGGTTTAGAAAGCCCACTAATAAGAACTTATACTATGTACTATATAATGGGACTGAGCAACTAGAAGATTGCTTTAACGCCATAGAAGATAGTCATAACATAGATAAAGCCTTTGGTGAAACTCTAGATTTGATAGGAGCAAACGTAGGGCAATTTAGGAAAGAAGGTATGAGTGATGAGCTATATCGACTTTATATCAAGGTTAAGATCATATCAAATTTATCTATAGGCGATATACCTACTATAAATTATGTAATGTCGACCCTACTAGGAGATAAGTATATATCAATTGTTGAGGGATACCTTGATACTGAATACCTAGATGGAGAGCCTGCTGCTTTGAGATTATCAGTGCTAAATAATGCCAGCACTTTACCATATGAAGTGATGGATAGTATAAAGGCGGCAGGTATACGAATACTTATTGAAGAGATATACGCTAGTGAACTTAAGCTACAAACAAGGAGTGGTAATGACTCGTACCTACTGTATCTATGTGGAGAACATCCTTGTGGGGACATACCTTATCCGTGGGCAGTTGGTAAAGTATTTAGCACTGAAGCTAGTATAAAGACAAGCAAGTTTGACTCTAATAACTACTATCCTTTAGCAGGTGACGGTTATAGAGCAAATGAACCAGGTAGAGGAAATGTAGATATAGGAGGAGGTAAAGATGTTAAGCCAAGAGCTGATAACTGATGTATGCACCTACATCAAAGATAAGATTGTAACTGCTCAGGTGGTATTTGAGGGTAAACCAGCAGAAAAAGTTGATATTATGCGTAAAGAGATTGTAGATGATACCCTAAAAGTGTTTGTAAACACTACAAAAGGCAAAGGGAATATAGAAGATGTTAGATTACTAGACGAAGACGGTCACGTGTTAATATCTAAGCCTAAGGGCGTAATTAAGACCATAGACCATGCAATAGTATCAACCTTTTGGATAAGGGTAACAGAGCAAGAATTAGCTAATCCTATAAGCATTTTTGAAAGGAGCTAACAATGGAAAATGATTTTAACTTAGAAAAGTACTACAAGATGTTAGAAGAGGGATATGCCAGCGAAGAAGTACAGCAATACTTTTTAGGAGAGAGTATAGAGCTGGTAGGCTGGCACGACCATATAGCTGAGTTTGCAGATGTAAGGACAGAGCATAACCTAGGCACTAATGATGACGGTGACCCAATAATACAACATAACCGCTTTGACGGAACAGTATTTCAGGAGGGTACACCTGTAAATGCTGAAAACCTAGGCAGAATGGAATGGAACGACCTAATAAATGCTACAAAAATACAAAAGATGCTGGATATAGTGAAAGATATGCAGGTGCAGGTAGCAACCTTAGTAGGGCAAAATAACAACAATATGCCATATAACAGCTTTGTAGCAAGTGCCAAAAACATAGGCACAGACCTAGATATAATAGAGGGTTGGTATGACGAAGCAAACGGCAGAGGAGCAGTATAGAATGGGTAAAGCTTTTTATAAAAAACATAAGATAAATTATATTTACAAATATAAAGTAATTAAGAGAGAACCATCTGGATTGAGAGAAAATGGATTTACTGTTGGTTTGGACTTGTGGTCTAGAGCTTGGACAGACTATAAATTTAATGAAAATACTGGTATGTTTACCCTTTCAGACCCTCAAAACGTGTCCACAGGCACACCTTTTTATGCTAAAGTTGGAGATTTTAACAGAGAAGAAAATGGACGATTAACAGCTATATGTAAGGCTAGAACATATACATCAAAAACACCAGATGGAGAAGTAAAAAATAACAGAGAAGTATTAGAAATACTAGAAAGTACGCTTACAAGCGTCCCAACTAAAGGTGACTTCATAGAAGAATTAAAGGTAGAAGAGGGGACTTATCCTAAAGATGGTGAATACAACGGATATTGGTATGTGCTAGATAGATTAGCCACTATACCACCAGAAATTAGTGACTTTGACATGAACCTAGGTGGTAAATACCAAGACTTTAGTATAGACTATGTAATCACTCATAAAGAGTCATCCACAGTAAAAGTAGAGATAAAGGTGGATAATGAAACTAAGCAAAAGCCTACAGTAACTAGCTTAGGAGTGCGTAAATACTTTAAAGTTAATATAAAAGACTTGAAATTAGGTAAGCACACAATAAAGATTATAGCTACTGATATAGACGGAAACACAGCCACACGTACTTATACTTTTCAAAAAGTAAACTCAGCTCCAACCATCAGTGGAGAGGATAAGAACCTAGGTTTAAAAAATACAGCCTTTACCTATACTTATCAAGTACATGACGCAGAAAAAGACCCAGTAACGGTTGTAGAAAAGTTTAATGGTGACATTTTAAGGACACTAAACAATGTAAGTCTAGACACTGACATAGACCTACAAATATCAGATGAGCAAATAAGAAAGCTTGAAATAAACACAAAAAACACCATAGAAATAGAAGCTAATGACGGTACAGCCAGCACCTTTAGACGCTTAACCTTTACACGTAACAATATACCACCAATTATATCTGGTAGTGATAAAGACCTAGGCGAGGTAACTAATAGCTTTAACTATAAATGGTCTGCTACTGACCTAGAAAAGGATAAACTAAGAGCTAGTGTATACCTAGATGGTAAAAAGATTAAAGACATCAAAGAGCTTAAAGATAGCGAAGAGCAAACAGTAAGTATAACAGGCTTAGACATGATAAAACTAAGACGAGGACAACATAGCTTAAAGATAGTAGTCCTTGATGAAAAAGACTTTGAAGCTGTAAGAACTGTAACTTTTACCAGAAAAATAGAACGTTTAGTAATGCAACTATCTCATGGTGGAGTAGAAACTGATGAGCTAGCTACACGTGTTAATATTACAGAAGTTGGTATTTATGCAGCAGAAGGTGCAAGTATCAAGTATGAAGCATGTAATAACTCTTTTGATGAGAAACCTACATGGGAAGATGCAACGGCTATGACAAAAGCTGGAAAAGCATATGTATTTCAAAACAAAACTAAAACTGCCGAAAAAGCAGGAGTTAATGTAAGGGTTACTATAGATAAGGGTAGTGCAAGTGCCTTATCATACATAAATGCGATTGGAGGAGCAGTTGATTAAAGTTACAAATCCAAAACCAATATCAGAAATAAACGGATTAAGGGAGCAAGGTTTATACAATGCTCCTTTTTCTGTGCAAGAAGCTGCAAACGGAGTAAATATAGAAAGCCCGGGTATTAAGGAATTGAAAGAGAAAGTAAGAAAACTTGAAGAAAAGTTGGCTGAGTCTGAAAAAACTATAGCTGAGCTAAATGCTGACCTTGATGCACTGGTGGGAGGTAGTGATGAGTAGGAGAGATAAGTTAAGAAAGTTAAGACATAATATTGATGCTACTAGTAATGAAGTAGAGGATATTAAAAAAGCTACTCAAAGGCTTGTAATGGCTAGTGATATATCAGCTAACGACTATGCCGAAATAATAGCTATATATGATGAGTGGGAAGCTGGTAAGGGCTATAAAAAAGGGGACTTAATAAAATTTAACAACGTTTTGTATGAAGTTATCCAAGACCATACTAGCCAAGAGGATTGGAAACCCGATAAAAGTCCTGCTCTTTTTAAAACTACTACTGCAAAAGAAACTAAGGACGGAGAGGAAATAATCCCAGATTTTAAACAGCCTACAGGTAGTCATAATACTTATAAAAAGGGGGATAAAGTTAAGTTTGAGGGCAAGGTTTATGAGTCTTTAATTGACAACAATAGCTATAGTCCATCTGCCTATCCTCAAGGTTGGGAGGTAATAAATTGACGGTAACAAAAATCATAGCTGATTATGGTGTAGCTATTGGTATCACTATAATTGCTGTAGGTCTTGTATCTT